ACCTTGCTGTTGCCCTCGACCTCGTTGCCAAACGGGTCGCCTCGGTAGTACTCAGTCCCCCGCGCACGGGTTGGCGACAGGTCGCTGTCCACATAGCTGATGGCGTCCGTCAGGTCTTGCGTGATGATTGCTTGCAACTCCGCATCGTCCATCTGATTCTGGGCTGCAATGTCAGTGGTGATTTTTTCGTTCATTTCAGTCCCCAAAAATATAGATCTCTTGGCCGCAGACACTGGCTAAATTTGTAAGAATCAAAAGAAGACTTGAATTGATTAAAGTCTTCCTCCCTTAAATTGCGGTAATAATCATTTGTGAATGGCGCGTCAGCCGGTGAAGTTCTGGTCGTGCCATGCTCCGGCCTTCCTATTGTGGCACAGGAGAAAATCACCAGACCACCCTTTCGCACCAGGTCAACCATCTTTTGAAATGTCTTTTCCCAATGCCTGTCATGCTCAAAGCACTCGCATGAGATCACCACATCAAATGACTCGTTTGGGTATGGCAACTCATGCCCTCGGCACACAATGTCAACCCCAGCACCCTCACCCAGATCGCAGCCAATGTATTGATCCGGCTCAAAAAACTGCCTCACGCTACCATTGATATTCAAAGACCCCACCTCCAGCACCTTTGTGCCTTTGAAGTATTCGGGCAGTTGGTCTTTGACGCTTTTTATAAAATCAAGTTGCTGCTGGTGGCTCATCGAAACCAAGCCTTTGCATATTCTGGACGATTTTCTAGCAGCCACGGCATCGCATCCTGATGCAACTGTTTGCCATCAAAGCCAATCGTGTTGCTGCCGATGTGGTGGACATAGCTGGCACTCACAAAATGCGAGTAGCCTTTTTCGATCAGATCCCTACAATGCACATCATCTGAGTACCAATTGAGAGGGGGAAACTTTGCTTCCTCAAAAGCATCGCTTGAGATCCATGCAAAGATGGGGCTGATCTCACCGACCATTTTGATGTGGGCCTCACTCGGGAATTTGAAGAAACTCAAGCGCTCACCAGGCTGGCAGATACGCACATTTTGACCAGACCTTGCCGCATCAGTCCTTGACGCCACCCAGCCAGCCTTGACGCCGTCCATTGTCCTAATGATTTCCACATCCTCAAGCAGCATCTTGACGCTGGTTGGGGTCAGAACAATGTCATCGTTGGCCACAAGGCAAGATGACCAGTCTTTTAGCGCCGCCTCAATCACCTCGTTGTAGTCATCGCCAAAGTTCCTTGGCTGGCCGTAGATCTTGTGGTCAGCCTCAAAGTTCTCAAGCACCGACTCTGGCCCCCGTAGGTAGACCGGACACTCTGGCGCGTATTGCTTGATTGACTCCAGCAGCACCGCCAGACCATGCCCCCTGACTGTGGCAATGACAATCGGGCTGATCATTTCTTGGCTTTGTTTCGGGCGCTGATGGCCGCCGCCTTACTTTTGGCCTCGGCCTTGGAGTTAGCACCCCATGCTTTCAGACTCAACAGCAGCCTGGTCGGCTTGCCGTCTCTGTATTCTGGGCCAGCGTTGCCGGCCATGCGTGCCAAAAAGCTGGCCCGTCTCGGATTGTCGCCGGCCTTGACTGGCGGCTTGATGTCTTGGCCGGCAGCCTTCAGGCTGGCGCGGCCCTTGGCATTCAGGCCACCGGATGGGCTTTTACCCTCCTTACGCTGCCAAGCCGGTGTCTTCATCTAAACCCCGCTGTTTTTTTGGCCACTGCCTTGGGCTGTTTTACGAATTGTTTCCCCGCAGCTTTTCCAGCACGCTTTGCCCTCGTTGTCGCAGCGTACTCAGCAGGGCTGAGACTTTTGATAGCAGATTCTGGCAAATATCGCTCACCAGTGACAGAAGATTTTTTACCACTTTTAGTCCTCCAGTTTTGATCGCCCCAGTTTTTTAGGGATTGCTGTGGGGCTTTCATTTTTTGGTCTTCGGCTTTGGTTGCGTGTGGCTCAAAGGCTTGCTGGAGGGCGAGTGCTTTGCACCACTCATCAGCTTGGCGCCAACCTTGTGGGTCGCCCCCTTATGCAGTTTGCCAGATGGCAAGTAATGCGGCATATTTTTGCTCATTTGTAGCCTCCACCTTTTTCTTTGTAAGACTTGGCCAAAAGTTGGGCCTTCCTGGCTGACCATTGCCCTGCCGCTGTACCCTGCACCGCCCGACCCTTGATTGACTCAAACAAGGCTTTGCGCATGGTCGGCTTGGTGTAGTTGCCAGCAGCGTTCACACTTGATTTAGGTTTGGCAGGCTTAGCGGCTTTCATTTCTTCGTGCCAATCTTGATCACCAGCATCGGCTTGCCACCCATATCCTCACCTTCCATCGCACTGTTCTCGCCGGCCTCGTAGTCCTCATCCTCATCGCTCTCAGTCACCCAGGCATCGCAGGTGCGGCTGGCCGCGCACTTGAAGTCAAAGATCTCGCAATAGCCGAGATCGGCTTTCTCAATAAACTCCTCGGCATCCCCCTCAGAGCCAATTCCCTTTTCAATGCAGTCGAGCATTGACTCCTCTTGATTGAAAGCTGCGCAGTTACCGCACCGGCTCATCTTGGCGTCTTCGATGTCCACCTCCCACTCGTCTGCCTTTTTCTTCCAAAAGGCAGTATTAGGCAGGTCGGGATTCTCAGGGCCATAGTCGGCGCTGTTGATCGCCTTGGCCCTGTTGCGCAGATTGACTGTGATGTCTTGTGTGGCGGTGGGGCAGTTCTCAGCCGCCTCATCGTCACCCATCAACTGGGTCATGGTTTCTTTAATCGTGGCCATCAGCGCATCCCCTTGGTCTTCATGTTCTTGGCAGTCCTGCTGCCGCGCATGGGCAGCTTGGCAGTGGACAGCGCAATGGCCATCGCCTGCTGTGGACTCTTAACAGTCTTGCCGCTGCTGGTCAGCTTGCCCGACTTGTACTCGCCCATCACCTTACCGACTTTTTTCTGGCCTTTAGTCATCATGGTCAAACTCCTTGGTTGCAAATGCCCAATTATGCAGTTCTAGACAGGTTTCGGCGTAAGGGTTGGCTCCACTTGCTGCTGGCCGCTGACCCAAACATCCCCGCCACGGCATCGCTGGCAAAGGTCAAAACAAAGGCGTCAGCCTTGTCTGGACTTGGCAAACCCCTCTTTTTGATCTCATCCTTGCCCTCAATGGCAATTTTGCCTGACGATGTAAAGGTGTAGCGTACTGTGGCCAACTCACTGATCAGCACCTCGTCCTTGGCCAGCTTGCAGTCCCGCGCCTCCAGCCACGCCTTGGCCTTGTACCAAAGCTCGGCCTTCAGATTCCTGTAAGTGCCGCCCATCGCTGGAGACTCGCTCACATTAATCCCCCGCGCCGGCAGCCCCAACTCCCGCAGCCGGTCAACCACGCCGGCCCCCAGGCCGATGCTGTCCACCAGTATTTCCCTCGGCTGCTCACTCGGCGCCAGTGCATTGAACTCTGCCACCACCGCCCCCGTCAGTTGCATCAGATCCAGATTCTTCCAAGTGCGGATGCTCTCGGTGACCACATTGCCCTGCCGCTTGCACAGCGCTGACCTGTCTGAGCCAAACCGCGCCACATCCAGACCCCAGACCATCGGCGCCGTTTTGCTGGCCGCCACATCCCTGTGCAGCGCACTCTCCAGCAGATCCATCGGGATCACTGTATCGTCATCACCCCGCGGGAATTCCCCGATCACCCTGATCCGGTAGACATTGCTCTCCTCGCCATATCTCATGGCCATCTCTTTGACATACTCATCGCTCACCCGTGGCGAGTCGGTGCATGCCACCTGAAAGGTCGTCCACTCCTGCGCCAGCCTTGTATGCGTGTCATAGAAAAACCCGCTGGATCGCACCGGATTGCCCAAAAGCAATGTCACCGCATTGTGGCCGGACATGCTGCCGGCGGCCGCCTCGAACACCTGCTCCGGCACGCCAGACGCCTCATCGGCCACCAGCATCACATACTCAGAGTGAATGCCCTGCAAAGCCTCGGGCTGCTCGGCTCGACTTGTCCTGGCCGAAATAAACATCTCAGTGGGCGCGGCGTTGAACTCAATCCTCTCCTGCTTGACAGTCAGCAAGGACTGCAGAGGCGCAGGCATCGCGTTGATCCACCTCTTCAACTCCGCAAACATTGCGTCATACAACTGGCTTGATGTTGGCGCTGTCACCACCACCTTGACAGGTGATCGGGTCATGAAGTACCAGAGCATTGCCCATGAGCTTGCCGTGGACTTCCCCACCCCGTGGCCGCTTCGCACGCTGATCTTTCGATCTCCACGGGCAATCGCCCCCAAGAACTTCTCTTGCCACGGGTCTGGGTCTACGCCCAGCACCTCCTTGACAAACAGCACGGGGTCGTTGTGGTATCGCTCAACCCACTCGGCAAAGACATTGTTTTTGATCATGTTGCTCTGATCATATTAGCAAGCTCCATATCCAAAGCCCCGTAAAGAACAGCAGCAAACAGACCACCACCAGTGCCACCAGCACAAAGCCAACAACAACACTGCCGATCATCTGCCACGCCTCCGGCACTGGCTCAATATCATCAGGCACTGCCGGATACGCTTTGACCTTGCGCGTCTCCGGCTCAAGCTCGGCATTGGTGAAGTGGCAGTCCATGCCGCAAGTCGGCTGGCGTGGGCATTCCCGATAACCCGTGTCGCACATCCTGATCATGTTGCCACCTCCTCAGTGTTTGCTATGTACGCCTTCAGCCTCTTCACCCGATTCTTGTTATACGCCACCAGTGCTGACGCATATTCGACCCCCGTCTCAGCCTGAAGCAGCGCATGCTCGGCATGCAGCAACTCATGCGCCACGGCCTGAGCCGGCGTCACTGTCTTCATCATCAATCGTAATTCAGTCCACATATATTTCCACATTATCGTTTCTCCCTTTTAATAATTCGACTTATTGTCGTATGACTTACTTCAAATCTAATCGCTATCTCTTTCTTAGTTATTCCCTGATCGAATAACTTTAATACCCTGCTGACAGATATATTTATTCTCGGTCTGCCAGCACCTTTTCTTTTGCCGCCATGACCGCTAATCATTTATATCTGTCCTCTTTAATCGCAAGCTCAATTGAATATTTCATATCTTCACTGATTAACTCGAATATATCCGCGCCATTTACCCAGACCTCAACCAGATATACCTGTTCAGGGATAGCAGGCTCAATAACTACCCCTGCCTCTTTAACTTCAGGCTCTGCGTCCTCCCACTCATACCAGCACTCCAGACTCTGGCGGCACAATCCCGTCACATGTTCATGCATCAACTTCATGCTGTCTCTCCTTGTAATGCCCTGCGGATTGCTTCATGAGAAACAATAACCCCGTGGCTGGTTTTTAAAATTGCCGATATAGCCCGAAAACTAATTCCTGTTGCCCTCATCTCCTTGGCGTACTTCAGCGCGGCCTGCTCTTCAGGCTTGGCGACCAGGACTGCCGCCTGACCCGTGCCTTGGATGGTGTACCCAAACTTGGCCGAGCCACCCAGATGGCCACCAGCCTTGCGCTTGGCAGCTTGACCCTGCTTCTGCCTTTCCTTCAGAACTCTGCGCTCATGGCCTGCGAATGAGCAAAGGATCTCCAGCATGAGCTGCGCGTAGATGTTGCTGCTGTCGGTGACATCCCCGTGGCCGTTGATGATCAGCTTGACGCCAAGCTCCTTGCACTTCTTGATCGACTGCAAGGCATCCAGCAAATCACGGCTAAACCGATCCAGCTTGGCCACGATCACAGTGTCGCCCTGCTGGAGCGTGACGCTGTTGGCCTCCAGCCGTGCAAAGAAGGGGTCAGCGCCACTCACGCCACCATCCTCAATGAACTGCTCGATCACCAGGTTGTGGCTCATCGCGTTGCCGCTGATCTGCCTCTTCTGCTCCTGCATGCTGGTGTTGTCCACCTGCTCTGTAGTGCTGACCCTTACATACCCGTAGACTGTCATAGTTGCGCTCCTTGTTAATTTTTAACTTGTAGCGCAATTATGTATCAGGTTGGCAGGTTGTCAAGGGGTTTTTAAAAAAAATTTTTTTTAGGGGATAAGGGTTGGTAGGTGATTAGTGCCGCATCAGTCGCCCCCGCCGAGGCGCGGGACGGGGGG